CTTCTCTCAATGCTTGACAAGTTATCAAATACTTTGTTTCATGATTTTACTGGTGCTGAGCCTAACGTGACTTCGGTCACGAGACGGCCAAAGGTTGTAGATCATGGAGGAACAGGTGTTGGGAATCGTGTGACCTTATCACCTCTAAACTTTAGCAAGGATTTCTACGCTGGTGATCATCAAACAGACGCTAGCGGTACAGGTTTATTTTGTGATGATAGGTGTTGTTATGCGTATCGGTTTGATAAAGACCGACTCGCTCGCATCGCCTATAATTACAAGAGACAGCTTTGGGAGCAGGGACAGCGATTGGGTTACACCTTGGCTGCTTCTTGGGTTCTTTTTGTTGTGGTGGCTATCATGGCGGTCGTTTTCTTTAGAAAATGGCGGTATGTGGCCAGACAGGTAGATCGGTTTGCTAGAGACCTACAGCCTTTAGCGGGGATGCTTATCTGCACTCTCTTGACGGTGGTACGATGTGCCGCTGAAGAGATAGGTGATGTGCTCCTAAGCGAAGAGGCTGTGGAAAACGTTGTAGGGGTTGTTGCCCCTAAGTTTTCTTTTTCCAAATGGTGGGAATGGTTTTCTGGAATAACGTGGGCTACTATAATGCACATATTTCCGGCTATGATAATATTTTTATTATTAGTTGGGGCTAGTGTTGTTTTGTACCCTGTTATGAAGTTTGGCGTTTTCCCTTTGATTGGATTATGTTGTAAGATGTCTGTTCGTGTGGCGAAATGGATATTGTCAACTTGCTGTTGTGCAGCTTTCTGTGCCGGAAGGCCATTTGTGTTGTTGCGACAGTGTTGTAGAGAAACATGGTTGGACTGGTGGGTTTGTATGAAATATTACAAAGCGGACAGGAATATCACGTTGGCTCCTACATTGGAAGAACTGGAAACTATCACGATTGGAAAGTCGAATTTTCAGTCTGATGAGAAAGGAATATTTTTGCAGCACGGGAGTGCTAAGATATATCTCGATCTCAAAGACGGAGATAATGCTGCCCAATTGATGCTCAACTCTCAACCCACTCGAATTTCGGGGAGAGAGAAGGAAACTGTGTTGAACTCATCGAAGTTTTACAAAGTTGACGTGTACCCACCGTTTTTGGGACAATTCAGAATCGGAACTACCATAATAGGTTATTTCTCGCGAATTCCTTTTCGAGGAGATGACGACTGTTTAGTTACAGCTTGTCATGTTCTTGATTATAATAGAACGGGGGATATAGTTATGGCTAATGGAGACAAGCAAATACGCTTGGCTGATTTGGATGTAAAAATAGTGGCGTACTCGTCTCCTGGTGAAATGGATTTTGTTGTGATGCGGTGTCCGAGTAAGGTGTTTAGTATGCTAGGGCTTAAAGTTGGAAAAATATCCCCAAGAGCTGCTTCGGGCAGTCCTATATCGATATATCAACATCGAGTGGTGGTGAAAGAAAACTTGAAAGCGGTTAGCACTGGATGTATAAGCAAGGACAATAGGCCTTGGTTTATACAACATGGTGCTTCAACTTTCCCAGGGGTCTCCGGATCGCCTGTGTTGGATATGCGCAGTCACATTGTTGGAATACATGTGGAAGGAGGAGAATCAGTTGTTAACTACGCTGTGATACCACCTTTCTTTCGTACGAGCAATGCTAAGGAAACGGCTGCAAAAACAGAC